CGGTTGAACTGAAACGACAACAATGCGGAGGCTTGGTAGCGGGTCATGCCGAAGTCAAACCGCATCGCCTCAGGCAGGTAGACCAGTTGCTTGACCGTGGGCGGCTCGTTGAGCCAGCGCCGTGTCTTGTGCGCCGAGTCGGCCGACTCGTGGTCGTTGAGCCAGTCATCAGCGCGCGCCATGCAAACGGTGCGCTCGCCCACAGCCAGCAAAGTGGGACGCCGCGACTTGGCCCCACCAATGGCATACCAGCGACCGTTCAAGAAAAACACGCCGCCCCAGGCGGTAAAGCCCGTGGCCATCAAGGCGTCGTCACAACCAAACAGATCACACCACCGGAAATTCGAGCGCTTGAGCAGATCGATTTCACTCATGATGAAATCCGAGAGTGCGCCGGTGTCCTCTGGCTGACGCTCCCAGACATGGCCGCACAACGGGCACTCCATGCAGGACAGCGGCACTACGGCCTCGCACTCCGGACACTCTTTGGTGGGTGCTTCTCCCTCATGCGTGTGGCCATCGAGGTTGACCTCTTGCTCCAGCGCCCCATGCATCAGACTGGCTGTACCGAAATCCAGCACCACGCAGTCGGACTTGATGACACCGGGAAACTCCTTGGGGTCCACCGTGCGCAGACCACGCCCAACCATCTGAATGAAGGTGGACTTGTAGGAACTCGGGCGCAGCAACACCACACAAGATGTAGGCGTGTAGTCGTAGCCCTCAGTGAGCACCGCCACATTGACCACCACCTGGGCGCTGCCGGTCTCAAATGCTTGCAGCCTTGTTTGGCGTTCAACCGGCGACAACTCACCATGGATCAGCACAGATTGCACACCGGCAGCCACAAACGCCTCGCAGACACTTTTCGCATGGGCTACGGTGGAACAAAACACGATGGTCTTGCGGTCAGCCGCTTTTTGCTTCCAGTGCGCAATCACGGCGTCAGTGATCAGCGATTTGTTGAGGATCGTGGCCACCTGCTCCATGTCGAAGTCGATCGCTGTGCGGCGCACGTTCTGCAGTGCTTCCTGCGCGCCAACATCAATCACAAAGGTTCGCGGTGAGACCAGATGGCCGCTGACGATCATCTCGCCCAGACTGATCTGGTCGGCCACGTTGGAGAACACCTCGCGCAGGCCTTTGCCGTCACCCCGGTTGGGAGTGGCGGTCAGGCCGCAAATAGCAGCCTTGGGATTCTTGGCCAACACCTGGTCGATGACCACCCGGTAACTGGGTGAGGACGCGTGGTGCGCCTCATCGATGACCAGCAAATCAAGCGTGGGCATCTGCGCAAGGTTCATGGGCCGCGAGAGGGTTTGCACCATCGCAAAGGTGGCGTCACCCGCCCAGGACTTTTCCTGGGCATCGAACACTGAGGTGCTCAAGCCCGGATTGACGCGGGAGAACTTGGCCCGGTTCTGACCGGTCAGTTCGGTTCGGTGTGCCAGCACACAGGCCTTGGCATCCGGGTCAGACAACATCTTGCCGACCACCGCCGACAACATGATGGTCTTGCCAGACCCGGTGGGCGCGACAGCCAGCGTGTTGCCATGCAGAGCGAGCGCGTCCAGGGTGCGTTGGACCAGCAGGGATTGGCGGGGTCGGAGCATCATGGCTGTAACCTCCGCTTACTGCGCCCAGCTCGGACGACCGGGAACCGGCGCACGACCTGTAGCTTGGGCATAGGCATTGGCTGCGGGGGCAGCACTGACCGGAGCAGGCGCTCGCGGCGCACCCATGGCAGCGGCGTAGTCCTTGTGGTCGGGCGTCACTGCCGCCTTGATGACCGCCTTGTCCTGGCCGTTCTGGTCTTTGTCCCAGTCGACCTTGCCCAGGAACTCAATGCCATCCAGATCCGCAAAGCCGCTGATACGCCGGGCGTTTTGCGCGGCCTGGCTGTTGTCACTTGGCTGGACGTTGCGCGCCGAGTTCAGGATAGCCTTCACCATGGTGCGGCCCATGTTGGCCCACTCAGGTCCCTTTGGACTGTGCAGACCAATGAGTGACCACATCTTGCGTCGCGCAAACTCACCATCGGTCACCACGAATTCGCAGTTCAGGTACACCGAGCCAGTGGTGCTGCTTCGGGTGGCATAACCGCCGGTCCAGCCTTGCGACGCGTCATCGAAGCCGCCGGGTTTGATTGTCATGCGCACGCGCACCAGCGTGCCTTTGGGGATCAGGTCAAAAGAGGTTTGCTCGGATGCGGAATTGAAATCGAAGTAAGTCATGTTCAGGACTCCTGAGTGGGGTTGAAGGAAGTGGGGTCGAAGCTGGTGTCTGTGATGTCTTCACTTGAGGTGCTGGCTTCTGGCAAAGGCGCAACGCTGCTGGCGGGCCGCGCAAAGTCGAGCCGTTCTGGTGCGGGTTTGGCCGGACCAGCAATCTTTTCCATGAGGCGGCCCAGGTCGGGCTCCTCAATTGCGTCAAGGCGACCCGAACGGTCCTTGGCCGGATAGCCCCAGTTGTTGAGCGTGTGGCATACAAATGCGCGGTAGCTGCTGCCGTCATCACCTTTGAGTTCGGTCAGCGTGACCACCTCATCGACGATGCCGGGCAATTCCAGTCCGGTTTTGGAGCCATCGACCTGCAGTGAGAAAACGCGGCGGTTGAAGTCGTCCAGCGCTTCGTTCAAGATGCCGACGAACCACACGTTCTTGCGACGGGTGTGCTGCAAGTGGGTGAGCCAGCCGATCATTTCCTGACCCATCAAACCGTAAGCACCCCGGCTATCGGGTTTGCCGGTTTTTTCCGAAAAGGCTTGGGGCTGACCTTTGCACCACTGAAGGCACAGACGCCCAGCCACGGTGATCGAGTCCACAAACACGGTTTCGTACTTGTCCATGGCCGAGGCCTGGCCAAAGCGCTGGCACACCGCATCAAAGTGCGCCTGGCTGTAGGGCTGGTCATCGCGCAGCGCCGGGTTGGGGCCGCCAATGAAGACTGCAAAGTCGCGGCACTCCTGCCAAGTGCGTGGGCGCACCGTGTCACCGGCCCAGCCTTCTACTGCGAGGTCGCCCGCTTCCAGGTCAAAGAACAAAGTGGCGCTGGGTTTGAGGGTCCACAGCTGCGAGGTTTTGCCGATGCCGCTTTTGCCGACGAGCACGCCTTTGACGCCACGGCGTTCGGCCAGCCGCTGGTCCGCAGTAATGATGGGGAGTTTCATTTGCGCAACTCCTCGTCAGACAGGGACGCAAAAGCGTCTGCAACCGTCGTAGTGCCATGTGCACCGCGTTTGCGCGCTGCCTCGTACAGTTCTTTCAAGGCCCCTGAACGGCGAATGATTGCACTGCATTCGGCTTCTGTACCTTGGATGGCAAATGCAATGTCATCAATCGTCGCATTGGTTAAAGTACGAATTACTTCGTCGGGACGTGTCGTTCCGTTTGCGGGAATGCGAACGGAATCAGGCAAAGCCACCGAATGAAAAGACAGGTGCTTGCGCAGCCTTGGCAACAGTGAATTCGGTGCGCTCGGTAAGACAAAGGGAGGGTTGGGCTCGGAAGCCTTGACGGTGGTCGTCTTTTTGAAACTTGGGAACTTCATGGTGGTTACTCCTGAATGAGTGCGAGACGGAAGCTGGGCCTGCCAGTTTTGAGAGTGCGTGCCTGTACGAAGGCCGACTTAAGTGATTCAGGCCATGCGCCGAACTTGGTTTCGGACACGCGGTAGCTGATCTCCACGTACTGGGCGGGGTCATCGCCATTGGCTGCAATCCGGCGAGTGATTTCTGCCAACTTGGACTGATCCCAGTCAACCTTCTTAGGCAGGTCTGCAGTGATACGCACGCGGCCATCGTCAAAATGGACAACGCCCGTGTCCTTGCCAGCTTCCAGGCGAAGACCATGGGCACGATCGGCGAACTTGAACTCAATGGCGCGATCAATGTGATCGGCCTTTGCCTTGGCAGCAGTTAGCTGGTCAGCGGCTTCGTTCTTAAGATGGAACAAAACGTCACTGGAATGCGTTGCCAAATCTCCTGCGAGAGTGGCGATCGCCTGTTCAAGGGTCAGTTGGCTCATGCTGCACCTCCTGCGTCTGCACGCTCAGAGGTACTCTTGCGCAGGCTGTCGGTCTCGAACGCTTCCACGTCCTCGACGCGGTACAGCACGCGCCCTTGCAGTTTCAAAAATACCGGTCCGATACCTTCGGTCCGCCAGCGTTCCAGTGTGGCTTCGCTAACGTCCCAACGGTCGGCCAGTTGGCGTTGGTTGAGGTGTTTGACACTCACGTTTTGGTCCTTTCATGTGATTGCTAAAACGTGCTGCCAGTTTCGAATTGGGGGGGTGGGCAAACCGGTGGGCAAAGTGGACAACCAGAATGGGCAAATTCAGCAAATAGGCCTTGCGCAATCCAAATTGACGAAAAAAAGCCCGGATGTTTAGTCCGGGCTGTGTAGGAGAGTCTGTCTAGGGCGCTGGTCAGCCTTTCGGCGGATAAGGGTCGTTTCCGTAGCTATTGCGCTCGCGGATGCGACCGTTTTCTCCATGAATCAAAACTTCACTTTTTTGATTCATTGCGATATCTCGTGCCGCGCGTTCAGCTTCTGCCTGGGTGCGGTGATGCGAGGTGTCGCGACTATTTCCAGCGCCGCGAACAGCCCATTGGTCATCGCGGGGTACAACGTGTTGATTTTTTCCGGCCATGGTGGATCCTCATGAAGTTGGTCAATGCTTGGGGTATGTGGGGCTTACTCTCTGATCAATACCCCCTTTCCAAAATTAGGAAATCCGGGTGCAACCAGTAATTGCCTTGTTGGTCGCTCTGGACGAAGGTGTCAAACACTGTGCGATGGTGTTTCTTGATATCGGCATAGCGGAAGTTCTCAGCTATACCTAGTGCGGCAGCAATCTTGCGTTTGTGGACTTCATCACCGTCGGCCTGATCCAGTACTTTCAGGAATCCGTAAACCTGGGGTGACAATGAAATTTCGGTTCCCGCAATCAGTGCAATACGCTTGCTGTGCATAAGGCGTAGTGAAGTCTCATCGGTAACTGCTGTGGGGGCGAGTCCATCAAAATAGGCATCCAGACCTTCAATTGCAAAATTCCCTTTGCGAAGTTGCGCAATGGCTTGCAGCGGAATGAATAGACGCCCCTTCAAGTTCGTGGACTGAAGAGCCAGTAGATCACTTGTTGTGATTACAGCCTCCGTTCCAGGAGACGCAAGTCGGTCGATTTCCCCCTGAATTGCGTTAGCCTCAACACTGAGCAAACACCCAAAAAAGAAGTTGTGTCGCTTGCGCTTGTGCTCCCGCGCGCCAAGATGCCAGAGTCTCCCTGTTACCACCTCGGAAACTGGATGCCGAGTTTTCAATCCTAAGGCTACATTGAGCCAGATCGCCACCTTGGATGGATTTACCTGCCAAAGCCTTGCTCGCTCTTTTGGCAGATCAACCCAACCACACTCGCCGCAATAGCATTGATAAGGGTGCTCAGCTCCTGCAGGTGTTGGCACTGGTCGAACTGAAACACTCAAGCAATCAGGGCAAAGGACACACTCCGCAACGTCACCAGATAAGCTCAACGCCTCATTGCTGCGCAAATGTTGGTAAATCGATGGCTGTCCAGTTGTCCAAACGGAATCTGGCAGCAGCTGATGTGTCGGCTGCTCCAGAATCGCGCAGAGTGCGGCCATGGCTTGTGCATTGATTGGCCCCAACTCAGACATCTCCGCTGTTTTCGGTTGCCGGTGCTGGCAAAGTCGAGTTCGGTGGGATCTGCATTACCCCTAGCGCCTGCATCAGTGCCTCTGCCAGCCGCGCGTCAGCCTCCTCCATATCACGCAGATTGCTGATTCCTGTGGGCTTCAGTCCAATGTGCACCGTACGCCCCTTACGGGACTCACCCTCAGGCTCGAAATACAGACTGACAACTGCACTGATGATGTTGAATCCTCCCCCCATCAACGAGTGAAGGTGTTGAGCCTGTACGCACTCCAGGGCATCAGGTGCGGTCCGCTCAGAGGGAGACTTGATCGAGTAATCGCATAGCGGTGCCGAAATCGATCGCACGCGGAACTCCGAAATCCGCACCTTGCCAACTCCGTGATCACGCAGGTCCAATCCACTGTGCTCATCACAGTTGACGCCGTGACGCAAGCGATTCAACAGAAAGAGTGGTTGCGGCACCGCCAAGGGTTCGATTGGATGCTTGAATACATGAGTGCCAAGAGGCGCAAGGATCTTTTTGCGGGCTTTCTCACCGCCAAAGACCAACAAGTCCATCACACCGCTGTCCGGATAGATGATCACTGTCATGCGCAGCGGCGGACGGATGTCACGCCATGTGGTTCGATCGTCTGCACCGAACTCAAGGTTGCGTTGCAGGTTGTCTTCAACGCGAATATCGAGCTGTACTCCACCGTCCAGGTGGCGTGTCAGCACGTCAATCTCACAAGCCCGGGGACGGCCCTTGCGAGGCGTAAATGCCTCTGCCAATGCTTGCCTGAGTGGATCGATATCCGCCGCTGTGCAATGCAATACCTGGCCTGGCGGCAGATGGATGCGCCGCCAAATACGCTTGCCAACTTCCGCATCAGCATTCAGGAAAGCCTCAGCCATGGCAAAACGTACTGGCCAGTTTGTCATAGCCCACAGCGCGCGCTCTGCATCACTCACATGGTGCTCAAAATCATCCAGCATCGCGTCACCCAGCGGCACGGTATTGCGCAACGCCTGGACACCACGTAAATGGGCCAGGGTCTTGACACGACGAAGTTCAGCGTATGTGGACGCTTGCCTGTCGTCGGTCAACGCCTCCAGCGCTGACAAGATGGGCTCGTGCAACTCCTCAGCAGCTTGCTCCCAAGATGCACCCACGAGCAATGGAATTGCTCGTGCACTGAAATAGAAATTCCAACTGCGCGGTGGGATCAATCGAACGAGGTCACGGTAATTGAAGGCTGACATTGGTGGTTTTTTCCTTTTAAGTCATGGCCGCCATACGCCTCCCTTAACTTGGCGCATTCAGGGCCTACAGTGTTGGGCCGACAGCACTCACCAAGCATTGGCGACCAATATCGTTCGGTGTACCGAACTTGAGTGAATTATGTAGGGCTCCTAATGGGTTTGTCAAGCAGGTACGCAATCGTTCGGTGCGGTGGTATTATTTTGGGCTTGAATCAAACAATTTAGGAGAAAACAGTGCCTTCACCCCTGGGCGACAAGATCCGCGCACTGCGAAAGCAAAAAAAACTCAGCCTTGACCAACTGGCAGAGCTGACAGAGTCCAGCAAAAGCTACATCTGGGAGCTGGAAAATAAAGACGATCCAAAGCCATCGGCTGACAAGATTGGCAAGATTGCGGCCGTCCTCGAGGTCACTGCCGAGTTCCTGCTCACGGAATCTTCGGCCACGCCGGACGAGGCAGTGCTTGATGAAGCGTTCTTCCGCAAATTCAAAACCATGTCCGAGCCGGACAAGAAGAAGATCCGAAAAATCCTTGATGCCTGGGAGGACGAATGACGGAGGCGAAAGGTCCTATGGTTGAGGCCAACCGTATCTCGAAGATGCTCAACATGGTGCTCGGCCCAGAGCGATTTCCGGTCAAGGTTGATGAGCTGGCGCAGGAATATTCGAGGCAGTGCTTTGCGGATTCCCCGATCGACAAGGTTCAAGGCGAAGACCTCGACGGATTCGACGGCCTTCTGAAGGCAAACAAGTCACGATCGAAGTGGTTGATCCTCTATAACAGTGCAGTCCGATCCGAGGGGCGCAAGCGTTTCACCATCGCGCACGAGTTTGGCCACTATCTTCTGCATCGTCATCAGCAGAGCGAATTCCAATGCGGTGACGATGACATTGAGACTGGTGATCGCAACAAGAACAACATTGAAACCGACGCAGATCTGTTTGCGTCAACGCTGTTGATGCCACTTGACGATTTCCGAAAACAAGTTGACGGGCAGACAGTCAGTTTTGATCTCCTGGGCCACTGTGCCGATCGGTATGGTGTATCCCTGACTGCAGCTGCATTGCGATGGATTGAGATCGCAGACAAGCGAGCAGTCCTTGTGGCCAGCCGCGACGATCACATGCTTTGGGCAAAATCGAACGAGTCTGCGTTCAAGTCTGGCGCGTATTTCGCAACACGCAAACGGACAATCCCCGTCCCGCGCACGTCATTGGTTTACAGCGATAACTGTTCAGGAGCCGCTCAATCTCAGTCAATACAGGCAAAGGTCTGGTTTCCGCGTGAACCTGCCTATGTTGAACTGACAGAGATGTCGAAGATCGCAGGAAATTACGACTACACGCTATCCCTCCTATTGATGCCTGAAGCCGAGTGGCGGCAGCCTCAGCACGACGACGGGGAGTCAGAGGAAGATACCTTTGACCGGTTCATAAATAACGGCCAATTTCCAGACAGAAAGTAATAGGCCCCAGTCCGGCTTTTCGCATTAGCCCGCATCCACCAGCGTTCGTCCGCAACTCCCTCATGGCGTTGGCCGCAGTCCTTCAGGACAATTTTGCTTCGAGCAAGTTGGACAAAAAGGACCGCTAACCAATGCATGAAACAAACCACACACCACCGGAGCGCATGACCCCAGAGCAGCGCCGCCTGGAGATCGCATCCATCCTCGCAAAGGGCTTGGTTCGGCTGCGCCGGTCAAGCCCGGTCAAGCGTCAGATACCTGCCACTGAGCGCAAAGTTTTACTTGGCTTCTCTGGTGACCAGAGCGTTCATACAGACCTCATCAACAAATGAACGAGGTTCACATGAAAACAAGCAAAACGCCCGCAACCGCACCCCGGACTGCGTTAGCACAGGTGCATGAACTGCCCAACCTGCCATTTCCCGAGATCAAAGCCCTGTGGCGAAAACTGTTTGGCGGTGAAACACCCACCCACAACCGGCAGTTTCTGGAGCGCCAGCTTGCCTACAAACTTCAGGAGGTCGAATTCCGCAAGGTTGACCCTGGGCTGCTGGAGCGCAACAACAAGAAGATCGCCTCGCTGATTGCCACCGGCAAGCTCAGAAAGCGCGACCGGGATTTCCACCCAACGCCCGGCACACTGTTTACCCGCGAGTACCACGGCAAGGTGCACCAGGTTATCGCCACGGCCGACGGCCAGTACGAATTTGAAGGTCGCCCTTACCGCAGCCTCTCGATGATTGCGCGAGAGATCACCAGCAGCCGCTGGTCCGGGCCGGTCTTTTTTGGACTCAAGGACTACGCCGCCAAATCCCCCGCCAAGAAAGGCGGCTCCAAATGAGCGAAGTATTGAAACGCCGCATGCGCTGCGCGGTCTACACGCGCAAGTCCAGCGAAGAAGGACTGGACCAGGAATACAACTCGATTGATGCCCAGCGCGACGCCGGGCATGCCTACATCGCCAGCCAACGTGCCGAGGGCTGGATCGCTGTGGCCGACGACTACGACGACCCAGCTTTCTCCGGCGGCAACATGGAGCGGCCCGCACTCAAGCGACTGATGACCGACATTGAGGCCGGGAAAATTGACGTGATCGTGATTTACAAGATCGACCGGCTGACCCGCAGCCTGACCGACTTTTCCAAGATGGTCGAAGTCTTTGAGCGGCAAGGCGTGTCCTTTGTCTCGGTCACCCAGCAATTCAACACGACCACGTCCATGGGCCGACTGATGCTCAACGTGCTGCTGTCCTTTGCCCAGTTTGAGCGCGAGGTGACTGGCGAGCGCATCAGAGACAAGATCGCAGCAAGTAAACGCAAGGGGATGTGGATGGGCGGCATCCCCCCGATTGGCTATGACGTTGCCAACCGGCGTCTGATTCCCAATGAGGCTGAGGCAAAGACTATCGCGCACATCTTCCAGCGATTTGTGGAGCTGGGCTCGACCACTAAACTGGTCAAAGAATTACGGCTTGACGGCGTGACCTCCAAAGCCTGGACTACTCAGGACGGTAAGGTCCGGGAGGGCAAACCGATCGACAAGGGCCTGATTTACAAGGTCCTTAACAACCGCACCTACCTTGGTGAGTTGCGTCACAAGGAGCTTTGGTATCAGGCGGAGCACCCGCCTATCATCACGAAGTCCATTTGGGACGATGTCCACGCGATACTCAGCACGAATGGACGTGTGCGGGCCACCACGACTAGAGCTAAAACGCAGTACCTGCTCAAAGGCATCGTCTTTGGCAGCGACGGTCGCGCGATGTCGCCTTTTCAAACTGCCAAACAAAACGGTCGCCGCTACCGCTACTACGTGCCCCAGCGCGACATCAAGGAGCACGCTGGTGCGTCGGGCCTGCCCCGCATGCCAGCGGCTGAACTGGAGTCGGCGGTGCTGGAGCAATTGCGCGGCCATTTGCGCTCGCCGGATGTGGTCAAAGAGGTTCTGCCGCAAGCCCAGAAATACGACCCGACCCTGGACGAGGCCATCGTCACTGTGGCCATGAAGCGACTCGACGATGTATGGGACCAACTATTCCCTGCAGAGCAGATGCGGATTGTGCGGTTGCTGGTTCGCCAGGTGAATGTCTCGCCCAACAACATGTCGATGGATCTGCATCCCACGGGTATCCAGCGACTGGTGCTTGAGTTACATCACAAGAAACTGCAGTCCGAGCCAGCAACGGAAATGGAAGCGGAGGCCATGGCATGAGCGAGATTCAAATCAGATCGACTGGCACCACGGAAGTGATTCAATCCAGCGACGGCCGGATCACGCTGTCGGTACCGATTCAGATCAAACGCCGCAGTGGGCGCAAACAAATGACGCTGCCTAACGGGCAATCAGGTCAGCCGGGCAAACTTCTGCGGCCTTGGGACGTGGCGGCCACACCGCTGCAACTAGCGCTGGCCAGGGGACACCGGTGGCTGGCCATGATGGAGTCCGGCAAGGTAAAGAACCTGACTGAAATTGCAGCACTGGAGGGAGTCGACAACAGCTACGTGAGCAGGATGGTGAATCTGACTACGCTGGCACCTGACATCGTCGAGGCGATTTTGGAGGATGCGCTGCCGGACCACCTGACGCTGTTTGATCTTGCGGTGGATCCGCCTGCGCTTTGGGAGAAGCAGCGGCTGATATTGGCTAATTCTGTTGAAAAACTCCGCTTGAATCTTGAAACTGGCCCGTGATTTGCATGTCATTTTCTATCGACGGAGGTGCAAATCATGATGGGTCAAACGGCTAACCAAGATCAACTCTTCTATGCCTTCAATCTTGAGGATCACATCCCACGCGGGCACCTGCTGCGGGGTGTAAACAGATTTCTTGATCTGAGCACCCTACGTGAACATTTGGCACCTTTCTATAGCCATACGGGGCGCCCTTCCATTGATCCTGAACTGATGATTCGCATGCTGGTCATTGGATATTGCTTTGGCATCCGCTCCGAACGCAGGTTATGTGAGGAGGTTCACTTGAACCTGGCTTACCGCTGGTTCTGCCAACTGGGGTTGGAGGACAAAATCCCAGATCACTCCACCTTCTCCAAGAATCGCCACGGTCGCTTTCGTGAGAGTGAGGCGTTTCGTCATGTCTTTGAAGCGGTACTGCGTCGTTGCATGTCTGAGGGTTTGGTGGGTGGTGAGGGTTTCGCTGTGGATGCCAGCGTCATCAAGGCAGATGCCAACCGCGCCAACGTGACCACTCCCGAAGTACCAAAGGCCTGGCCTGGTGGTGATGCACCTAGCCGAGCTGTGCGCGATTACCTCGCGGCACTGGATGAGAACAACCCGACGCCAAGCGATGCCGCCCCTACGGCGACACCACGCGTGGTCTCCTTGTCGGATCCGCAGTCCCGCTATACGGCGGCACCTGGCGGCCCCGCCTTCTTTGCCTATTCCACCAATTACCTGATTTCC